ACTTGTTGGCCATTTATGTCTTTGTACCCTATGATCTTTGGTTCCTCTACAATTGTGCTCATATTACCCTCTATTTGTACTATTGTTGTTGTTGAATTTCAAGCAGTGATACTGTGACCATGGCCTTGTTAGCTGCGTTAGCAGTCACTTTTAGTGCATCTCCTGCTTCAAAAACCTTTACATCTTGTTTTATTGTTGTATCACTCGCACTAACATCTATCTCATCCACCTCAAAGTCTGCAGAGCCATTATTATGAGTAATAGTCACTGTAATAGCATCTGAAGCATGATAGTTATGAACTGATAAGCTTTTTACTACAAAAGTAGACACTGGCACAGGAGGTGATGCTGATACATCTGCCTGTGGCACAGTAAACACCGTAGTTAAACTTGAGCTTGTCAGGTTTGATATAAATCGTTTATATACGTCTGCCATTATTGTAACACCTCCATAAGAATCATATAAGATTGACCACTACTTAAATTATCTTGTCCTCTTCTGTTAAAATATGCCTGTTTAGATGAATTTCTATTTTTAAATTGTAATTTATAAGTAGTAGCAGCAGTGGTAGATGGAGAGTCTAAATACAAAGTATTTACATACCGACTTTCAAATTTACCACCAGACTCATTAACCATGCTAAAAGTGCTTGAATCTACATTACCAGCACCACCAATAGATGTAGAACCTCTTACCAAATGTATAAATGTATCATCACCTCCACTTGCACTTTCAGGAACACCAAATTGTGCATAGGTTTGTATTAAAACTTTTGAGGATGTTGCTGTAGGTGTGATTGTAGCAGATAAACCTGTATCAGTTAAAGTGGTTGCAGTTAAAGATACAACAGTCGATGTAGAACTTTGTATTACTTGGTTGATTCTATTAGCTGTGACTGCAGGAGCAAACGTGAAAGCTCCCGTAGAATTGTTATATGAAAGTGTGCCTCCGCCACTCGCAGATCCTGTGCTTACAGACAAATCTGATAAATTGATGCCACCTTGTCCTGCGCCATCACCCTGTAAAAAATTTAATCTTCTTAAAACTTCGTTTTTATTATCCTCTTGATATGATGAATTAAGTTGCAGTATGACTTGTTCTAATTGTCTAATTAACTCCGCAAAAGGTCTAGGATCATATTGATCAGGTGGATCGGGAAATCTAACTTGAGCAATTTTAGCCATTATCTACCACCATCAGGATAAGCATCTATTGTAAACGTGCCCATTTTAAAATTACCACCAGACACATTACTTTCTACCTTAAAGTTTGCTTGTCTACCTCTACCTCTTAAATCTTTTTTTATGTCAGTGGTTTGCACTGTTGTAGCTGTTTGACTAACTACGTTACCATAAGGGTAATTTTTAAAACTAAATGTTACGCTGACGTTGCCTGTTTGATCTCTAAAGTCTGGGATAAATCTAGCGATACGCATCAATTGCTCACCGCCCTCATCTATATTAAAGTCACCACTTTGAATGAAAGCTTGCATAGCAGAGCCATCATCGTCTGTACCAAACTCGTGTCTATAATATTTAGACACACCGTCAGATAAACCTATTACAGTAGGTGTTGCATTGGCTACAGAGTCAGTTAAATATTCTGTGGCAAGAGGATTTGAAAATACACCTCTGTCTACCCAGCTTGTTCTATTTAATGTGCCGACAGCCCAAGATTGTTCAAGGTAATTATAGACTACACATTTATTTATTTGAGGATTAGTTATATTGTCAGGGTTAGTTACGTAGAACCAAATTATTTCTGCAAACTCTGTGTTGACACCTGCAAAAATTTGATCTGTTTGTGTAAGATCTATGTTTTCAAAAACAAAGTCATCGACACTACACGGTAGTTTTTTTACTGTACCATCAAATACAAAGAATGCGTTTTGACCCATCCAATACGATACATCTCTAACCACAACAGCAGCATGTTGTCCAAGTAATCCACAGTTTTTACCTAATTGACTAAGACCAAAAGTAAATGGTGGTCCTATGAACTGTAATCCATGAAGTGAGGTATCAGTCCAAACTAAAATTTGACCACGTGCTTTATCAGCACCAATAATTGTAGAACCATCTTGTATACGTAGTGATCCTGCAGTGTTCGTGGCCCGTGGTTCGTAGGTATTTATATCTTCTTGTGATGAGAATCTTAGTAGTAGAGGGTCTTGTGAACCACCTGTACCTATGGTTTTTTCTGTGCCAAATAATATTAAGTGTCTGTCTGGAGTAGACACTAGAGAAAACTTACTAGCAGTAGGTGCACCTGTTACTGCACTAGCTTTACCAGCTAAACCGTCAGTAGTAGGTGACCATTGAAACGTTGAACCATCTAACGCTGTTGCAATCATTAACTCACCAAAATTATCAATAGACCAATCACGACCATTTAATGTCACAGATGATGAAGATCTGGGTGTATTCCATGTTTCTGTATTCCAAGTAGATGTGCCCCAACCATATCCAAAAGTAGAGGATGCTGGAGCTGAGTTAATGTCAAATTTAGCTGTGGCTGTGCCTGTCGTGACACTGCCTGTTGATTCGTTAACGTCTTGCTGTATCACAAAGGCGTTTGTTCCTGTAACAGATTGTATTTCAAAACTTCTGTCAAAATTTTCTGCTGTAAAACTTGTGCCAGATAAACCAGTTGTTCCAGAAAAAGTAACTATGTCACCCTCATTGGCACCATGTCCGTTTACATTTACGGTGACATTTGCCGATCCATTGGTAGTGGTGAAAATGCTGCTGACGGCAGTGTTAGTCTGTCTTATGGGCGTGATATCATAGAGCAAGTCATTAGCGTAAATGTAAAGCTTCTTATCTGTGCCGAGGGCCGCTAATCTTGTGCCATCTAATGCAACCCAAGCATGTTGATCCCTTACAACACCTATTAATGTATTAGCGGTGGTTTTGTCCCAACCACCTATTTTTTCCGGTAAACCATATCTAAATCGAATATTGTCACAATCAGTGAATGTGCCTGAAGCGCCAAGATTACTAGTCTGTTTGTTTATCCCCGGTTTGAGTTTTAGTTTTGTCAGTGTCATCAGCTATGCTAAATATTGTTCCTACATGGCCTTTGAAGTGCATATTTCCTTGATGAGTCAAGGGTGCAGCCACATCAGCCCATATCTTACCGCCTATCTTAGACCATAATCTACTAAAATAATAGTCCTCACTTAGATATCGTTCTTCTTCATCCCAGTCAATCTTACCAACACCAAATAAATCAAAACAATTATCTGATTTAAATCTTTGACCGTTAACTATTTGATCAGATCTATATTTACGCTCAGGATATGCTTTTTGCATTTTCTTCAACACATCACGTTTTATAAGCATCATACCTGTTGCGGCTTCCATGACCTCAACAAAACCCGCTATTAGCTGTATATTTTTTGGATCTTTAAAATTAAGATTATATCCAAGCGATCTGTAAGACAGCTCCTCATCACTAATATTAGGATTTCTTTTTATTGCGTCTCTAACCTGATTCCAATGTATACATTTTCGTGGGTATATACCGCAAGCAATATCTTTATTGGCTCTAATTAATCTTTCTATATTTTCTGGCACAAAACCAATATCTGCATCAATAAATAATAAATGTGTGCCAACATAATTTTGATCATCTAAAAACATAGTAGCAATAGTATTTCGTGCTCTAGTTATTAATGACTCATTACCCATAGTTTGCAGTTTCATACCTACGCCCTGAGCCGAGGTCCATGCTTGGAGACCCAATACCCCATGTAATGTGTTCTCTCCTAACATACCTCCGTACATAGGCATACCTAGGTACAATCTTATATTGTGGTCTTTTAAATCACCTTTTAACATATTGTCCTTTCTATTTAAATGGTGGGCCTACACTCCATATTACTAAAGAGTATCGTGTGCCTTTTGTTACTGGTGTTACCCTATGCCAAACAAAAGAGGGAAACACTATAATAGATCCTTTTTCTCTTGCCTGTTCTGCTGATAAAATTACGGACTTACTGTCTTCTCTGTTACGTAAATCAAACTCCAAATTACCGCCTTCATATGCATTACCATCTTCTAATGACACAGTTACGGATAATTTTCTAATGTTTCCATCGATCATTTTATTATGTGAGTCTTGGTGCCAATCGTAATATTGATTTTGTTTATAAATAGTAAATTGACATTTTTCAGAACCCACCCAATCAAAGTTCCATCCTGCTTGTTTATTTGCTTCTTGTATAAAAGGTTCTATGTTTTGATATAACCACTCCTCCTCCATCCATGCGATAGAGGAGTCTCGAGCTTTTAAACTTTCATCATGTATTTTTGCTTTTTCAACTATTTTAGATTTACCTGTCTCGATAATTTTATCACAAAACTCGGTAGTCAAAGCCTTTTGAAAATAGTAATAGTAATTGTCTAGAAACATAAATTAGGTTACACGTAAAAACCTGTAAACAATTTCTCCTGTGCCACCAGCACCACCTACAGAGGTTGGTTGTGCACCACCTCCACCGCCGCCTGAACCTTGTGAACCTGATCCACCTGCGCTTCCAAAATTACCAGAGCCACCTGAAACGGCTCCATTATAAGACGCACCGCCATTACTGCCCGCTTGATTACAGTTATCAGTGCCGCAGTTTTGTCCTATGACACCTGCAACACCCGAGCCAGATTGATTGTATGATGTTATGACACCGCCAACTAAACTTGTTGCAGAGGGTATCGTAGACTCAGACCCGTCAGACTCCTTAAATGTGCCGGATGTTAAAACTGTTCCTAAATTAGAAACTGAACCACCTGATGAAGCGGTGTTTGTTCTAACACTTCCGTTCGGTGATGAACCGCCAGATGAACCGCCACCTCCTCCACCTCCAAGTGTAAATAAAGTTCCTGTCGATGAACCAGCTAATTGTGTATTGTTACCACCCTCAGCGCTATAGTTTGGATAAGAACCAAGTTGACTATTTGTACCTGGTGTACCAATCGTTAATGTTATTGTTTCACCTTCTGCTACAGTAAACACTTGATTTGCTACGTAAGCACCAGATCCACCACCTGTGCCTCCTGACTCACCACCTGACTTATCATATTCTGCACCACTAACACCTGCTGCTCCACCTCCAACCGCTTGTCTAACGTGAATGGCGTTAGCACCAGACGGCACAGTCACTGTCGTATTAGATGTTTGAGTTGTAAATGCGGTGGCAACGAAGGCTTGGTAGAATTTTTTCCAAGCACCACTTACTTTGATATAACCTTCTTGTATTTCTTTCCAAGATCCAGATACTTTTACAAAAGCCTCATTAACTTCTTTAAAAGCACCACTTACTTTGACAAACCATTGACTAGCCATTATGCATCATGGATTAGATAGAAATCTCCATCGGCTCCAGTGCCACTGCTAGGTGCTGATGTGCTAGTTGTAGTAATAAGATTTCTAGCTGTAATGTTACCAATATTAGTAGCAGCCACAGTTGTTGTTACGGTTAATGCACCTGTTACCGTTGCACCTGCTGATGTTGTTTCAAACTTTTTTACATTGTCGTGAAAGATGTCTACACCATTGTTTACATCCATGGTTAAGAATGTTTCGGTAGCAGCATCTGATCTTATAGTAATGTTGTCACCTTGTATGTTTAACTCACCTGTATTGTTTTCAATAATACTATCGGTACCATTATGATAAATTTGTAAATCTGTACCTGCACCAAAGTTAACATAATTATTATCACCTAATGCCACATTACCGGTCATGGTTATTGCTTTAGCTGCAACCGTACCCATCGCACCAAATACATTTTCTACATTGAAATTAGATGACCCGTCACAATAAACATGTGCATGACCGCCTTGTGTTACGGCTACACCGTTTGCAGTGTGCCCTGTTGCTGCAATTGTGAGTGTGTGTGAGCCTGATGTATTGTTAAAAAATATATAGTTGTTTTCTTTAGCAGGTATAAAAACTGTGATATTACCAGTAAGCGTCCCGGTCAATTCAATAACTTTATTAGATGATTCTGCTGTCGGTGATGCGTTGGCCGTGGTCAATGTTACGTCAGAAGATCCTGCAACGCTTTTTGATAGATACCCACCTGCAAAAGCGTCTAAAACACTAAGGTTATTATTAGTTTTATCACCCCAAGTACCAGAGTTTTCGCCTGATGCTTGTAATTCTAATTTTAATCTATCTGAAAATGTTGATGGCATGATTACGACCCATTATCTACTATTGTGCCACCATTTGCAACCCACTCGAGGATCTGTTGATACTCTATATTATTATCATTGTGAGGAACGCAAGTAATTCTTTCATCATCTGAGTATGTAACTAAATAACACTCAAATCTACCGTCAAAGTTGTATTTTTTTTCCACTGTTGCAATAATCATAACTCTGCTGAAACCTCCATTTTATTTGTGCTGCCGTAGGTCATCTCTACTTGTACACAGTGGTTTCCTACATTACCTGACAAAGTTCCAGTTACTCTTAAAACACTAAAATCAGCATCACTCGAAGCCTCAGACTGATTAGATATAGACATACTACTATATGAATTTGAACCGCCAATATAAACCCCAGTAAACGAACTAGCTGCAGGAATAGTAACACTTGGAGTATCTCTCATCGGAACTGGTAAAAAATGTAATCCTGCAGTTTGATTTCTATTATTTGGATTAGTTATGTTTGTTGAAACTCTTTTATAAGTATCGTTTACACCACCTAAAAAATAATAATATCTCTGACACTTTCTTAAATTATTTTCGTGACTTTCAAAAGGAAAACTAGGTATGGATGTAGAATCAAACTCACCGACTTCGAGTTGAACGCCTGTAAAATACCATTCATTAGCTGTATTATCAGCTAGATTGACAGTTAAGCCTGCTGCCCTATCTCCTGCACTTTCAGCCTCCCAAGCAGTAGGAACCGCTCCACCCGTATAGGTTGAACCAGCACCTAAAAACCACTCAACCTCTAAACTATTTCCATTGTCATTTCCAAAAGCACCAGTTGTGTCACCTGCAAAATTTAAAATTTTTTTCTCCCAAGTATCTGCTGAATTTATTGTGTATGTCTTACCAATTATTCTTGTGTTATCTTTATCTCGTAAATTAACTTGGTAAGTTCCTGTTTTATTAGATTTTACCCAAAAAGAAAGAGTTGTTGCTTCAGCACTTGAAGTGCCTTTTTTCAACATTTGTAAATTTTGCCCCTCTATTCTTTGTGATATATGTAATGTGTTTCCTGCACTTGGTGAGGCATTAGCAGTGGTGCAATCCATTTTAAAAGAATTAACAAAACCTTGTCCTGTGGGAACATCTGTTGATTGTGATACTGTAAACGTTCCAAATATTTGAACATTTTGCCATCTATCACAAGTTTTGTAACCACCACCTGTCTGACCTGTGCTTGAAGTACCCCTCTGTGCAATAGACATATCACCATTGATAATAATAGGAGTTACGATTCTATCACTAGGATAGCCTCTACTGGTTAATCCTTCATTAGGTAATGTATTAAGTGCCATGTTATGCTCCTATTAACCTATGCATAAAGAAGTAAGTATTGTCTCCTGTTACAGCATCTTGAGACGTTCCTTTTGTGTGAAATACATATATTTCAACATAATCACTAACAGCTAAATCCATGTCCACGCAAATGTTTAAGTTTTGTGCTCTGACGGCATTACCAGAGACCGCATGCATGTTAGCTCTGTACTGTGAACCATTTTTATAAATTTTTATTTCACCATACTCACCTGAGTCATTACCATATTCTATTCTGACACTAGCAGTGCACAAATATTTTCCTGCTCCACCAGATGGTACGGTAAACTTATTAGATGCAAAAGCACCATCAGTATCATAATTTTCAGTTTGCCAAGTTATTAATGTGTCTGTGCTTGTTGCTACAGATTGATTAGCATTTTTACTAACGCTAAAGGCAGGAGTCATTTTTAAAGCAGCATTATTTATCGTCAAAGAGCCTGACCCATCAGAGGTCAAGATTGCATTATCACCACCGTCAGCGATTATATTTACTTTGAGCTTACTGGTCATGGTAAAACTTCCATAACTGTAATTGTCGATGAGCCTCTTGCCCTTGTAGAGTTGTCTGAGTCATCAGAAGTTCTGTTTATATAAACCGTTCCAGAAGCAGATGATTTCAATTGCATTTTATATGTTAAACTTGATGTGCTTGATGGACTATCCAGAAAAGAAGCAGCACCTTGTTCACTAACATTATTATCAGAAACAATATTTGCACCAGTAACTGACGCTCTACTTCCAGATGCGTCTCCATTACAAAGAGCAGTTGTATCTCTAACTAACTGACAGAAAGCAGCGGTTGCACCATTTACACCTGTCCAATTAAAAGTGGCTGTTAAAAATATTTTACTTGATGTGCTTGACGGTGTTATGTTGACTGAAAAACCCGTGATATCTACAAATGAATTAGATGAAGTTCCAAATGTATCTGTTTTTGTTGTTGAAAGAACTTGACCTATTTTCCCAAAAGAGGTTGTGGCACCAGAGCCTAACACAATATTATCTCCAGACCCACCTAATGTTAGGTTAGATCCAGATTGTTGTACTATTTCATTAACCTTTAATTGCGATACCACTACTTACTCCTTATGATTTAGGGTTTGCGTCTTTAATAGCTTTAATTCTAGCCTTCCAATCATCAAATGATTTATACATCTCATCTAGCTGATCGCCGATATCCCCATAGGCCGCTTTGCGTGTAGCTCTTACAACGTTGTTTGCTTCCTCAGTATTACCTGCTGTTTCTTGTGCAGCAAGTTGTTCATCTGTTGGTTTGTCTAATCCTGAAACATTCCATTCTTTAATGTAAGGACCCTTACCATCAGAATC